TTCATCATTTATAAATGAAAGTGATAAAGAAAGAATAATTGTAGGAGCTAACTTTTTTATTAGAGGTGAATTAGGTATAAAAGAAGATGTAGATAGGATAATAATATAATGCTTGATATAAAAGAACTAACTTTAGAACACCACAAAGACGCCGAAAGGCAGGACTTTGTGAGAATATTAATGTCTGGTCAAATAGACCATAAATTGTATGCAACATACTTGTACAATCAATTTCAATGTTATGCTGTATTAGAAAAGTATGGGTTGCACAACTCACTATTCAGAGATACACCAAATCTATTAAGAGCTGAACATATATTATATGATTTCAAATCTTTTGAAATAGATACTCCAGAGATTACTCAAAGCACAAAAGATTATATAAAACACATTGAATCTATACAAGATGAGGCTATGAAATTGTATGCTCATATATATGTAAGACACATGGGCGATTTATCTGGTGGTCAAATGATTAGAAGAAAAACGCCAGGTCCTAATAGATACTACAAATTTAAAGATAAAGAAGTGGGTGAGTATAGAAGAATCGTAAAAGAAACTATCAATACTTATTTAAATGTTTATGAACATTCAGTATTGCCAGAAGCAAACTATTGTTTTGAAAGCGCAACAAAATTATTTAAAGAAATGAAGGAGCTCCATGATTTGGGAAAGACTGATTAAGTGGAAAGAAGAAACAATAGAAGTATTAAATCAAGAACTGGTTGAGTATGAAGAACCAGGTATGGAAAGGTTTAATAATGATGAGTTTGGTTGGGTAAATAGAACCTGGAAGAATGATTATATTAGACGAGCACATGTAGATGTGGTTGATGTAAGAGATAGTAAGAAATTATGGATGGCTCATGTTTGTTTATTTCCAGAATTGACTAATGGTGGACCAATTTATGGGTTTGATATCATTGCAGGTAAGAATAAAGTCACAGGTGCCTTTCACGATTTTAGTCCTCTATTGCAGAAACAACACCCATTAACAGAGTGGTTTATAGAAGAAAATAAATGGTTTACACCGAGTAAAGAGAGAGAGTTACCTGATTGGGCAAAGGCAATTTTTAGTGGTGGAATGATTGCAGCTGGTAATGTGTCAGAGGAAGATGAATTAAATCAAATTTGTACTATGGCCGTGTCCAATTTGCGTAATTATATTGATAAGATTAGAACACATGATGGTGAAGCTAAGCGAGAAGATGTGATAAAGGCACAGAATTATTACTGTGAACATCAACAAAAAAACCCACATACACCAAGAGTTATGGAGAAACTAGGTCTTCCTGAAGAAGATATTAAATTATTCTGTTCCGACAATCTCTTTCCTATCATTAAATAATCCTTATAAATATACCAGAAAAGGTAACAATTATGGCAGAACCAGCAACAAGAGAAAATTTAAAACAATATGCTTTAAGAGCGTTAGGTAAGCCTGTTATTGAGATAAATGCAGATGATGACCAGTTAGAAGATAGACTGGATGAGGCATTACAGTATTTCGCACAATATCACTATGACGGTATTCAAAGAGCATATTTAAAATATCAATACACTTCAGCTGATAAGGCACGAATGACTGTTGATTCTTCAGAGTCAATCACTAAAAACGGTGTCACTACATCATGGAAAGAGGGTAATAACTTTATTGTTGTACCTGAAAGTGTAATATCAGTAATCAATATATTTCCGTTTTCAAATAAATCTAATATGAATTTGTTTGATGTAAGATACCAGATGAGATTAAATGACTTGTACGATTTTTCATCTACAAGTGTTATTAACTATGATATTGTATTACGACACCTAGACTTTTTAGACCATATCTTAGTAGGTGAAAAACCTATAAGATTTAATCAACATGACAATAGACTTTATATTGACATGGATTGGACACATGATTTACAAGTAGGTGAATATATCGTAATAGAAGCATACAGAAAAATGGACCCTACAGTACATACAGATGTATTCAATGATATATTTTTAAAGAGATATGTTACAGCATTATTTAAAAAACAATGGGGAGCTAACTTATCTAAGTTTGATGGAGTAGCAATGATTGGTGGAGTTACATTAAATGGAAGACAAATTTATTCAGAGGCATTATCAGATATTGAAAAGTTAGAACAAGAGATTAGAAGTACCTTTGAATTAAATCCAGCAATGATGATTGGATAACAAATCATGGCAGTAAATCACTATTTTCAAGGTGGCAGAGGTATCGGCAATGACTCTGAAAAGAGATTGCATGAAGATATTATTATCGAATCTTTAAAGATATTCGGTCAAGATATCTATTATCTTCCTCGTACACTTGTTAATAGAGATTTAGTTTTAGGAGAAGATACATCAAGTAGATTTGACGACTCATATCTATTAGAAATGTACTTTGAAACAACTGAAGGATTTGCCGGCGAAAATGAAATTATTAACAAGTTTGGTTTAGAAATCAGAGATGATACAACACTTGTATTATCTAAGAGAAGATTTGAGGACCATGTTGCTAGTAAGGCAACATTAACAGCCACAGGTAGACCAAATGAAGGAGATATAGTATTTGTTCCTTTATTAAACTCTTATTTTGAAATACAATTCGTAGAAGACCAAGAGCCATTCTATCAACTTGGTAACTTACCTGTCTATAAACTAAAAGTTACTCGTTGGGAATATGCTAGTGAACAGATTAATACTGGTCAAGAATTATTAGACCAAGTAGAAGACAAATACACACTAGACCAATTACAACACAAATTAACTTTAGAGTATGGTCAAGAAGTATTAACAGGTGCAGGTTCAATTATGTTAGAAGATTATCACGATTATTCTACAGGTCAACCATCATTATTAATGCAAGAAACATATGTAGAAGCGAACATACAAACACAATCTCCATATGCAAGTAACTTAGATTTAAATACTGAAGCGGGTTACGATACCGTTAGTACAACAGATGACATATTAGACTTTACAGAAAGAAACCCATTTGGGGAGGTGGATGAATAATGTTCGGAACTCATTTTTATAACGAAGGATTAAGAAAGTTAACTATTGCATTTGGTCAGATATTTAACAATGTGATAATTCAAAACACTAGTAGTACAGGTGCAATCACAAAAAGATTAAGAGTGCCTTTGGCGTATGCACCAAAAGAAAAATTTTTAGTAAGATTAGAACAACAGGCTAATCTATCACAAGATAGAGAGGTTGCAGTTACATTGCCTAGAATGGGTTTTGAGATAACTGGTTTATCATATGACGCTACTAGAAAAATTAATAAAATGCAAAAACTTATCAGAGTAAAATCTGGTGAAGATGGCAAGAAAATGGAATACAATTATACACCTGTTCCATACAATATTAATTTTAATTTATATTCTTTTACTGCTACTGCTGAGAATGGTCTACAAATCATAGAACAAATTTTACCATTCTTTCAACCAGAATATACAGTAACTATGAACATGGTACCTGAGTTAGATATAAAAAGAGATGTACCAATTATTTTAAATAGTGTAAATTATGAAGACACATACAATGGTGAATTTACACAAAGACGAGCAGTAATTTATACATTAAGTTTTACTGCTAAGACCTATCTATACGGACCAATGACTAATCAAGGTGTTATTAAAACTGTTCAAGCTGACCTTGGTACAGATACAGAAAGTCCATTAACAAGAGAAGAAAGAATTATTGTTGTACCAAAACCTACAACTGCTGATGGTGATGATGATTTTGGTTTTACAACTACTATAAGTTTCTTTGATGATAGTAAACGATATAACCCTACGAGTGATACAGATGAGTAAATTGGAAGATAATGTAAATGAAATTTTAGGTATAGAAAAGAAAGAAGAAAAGTTTTCTATGGCTGAGTTTGAACAACCAGCGCCTGTACCTAGAAAGATAGACGAAAGTAAACCTCATGTCGACCAAGATTATGAAAATAGTCGAGAAAACTATTACAATCTTATTGACAAAGGTAATGAAGCAATCGAAGGTATATTAGATATAGCCAAAGAAGGCCAACACCCTAGAGCTTATGAGGTTGCAGGTCAGTTAATCGGTCAAGTAGCACAGACTGTAGATAAGCTACAAGACTTACAAAAGAAATTGAAAGATTTAAAAGAAGTTCCTAATAAGGCAAACACTAATATTAAAAATGCTTTGTTTGTAGGTTCTACCAATGAGTTGCAAAAAATGTTAAATAGGAAAGATGATGAAGTTATTGAAGGCACAGAAGCAGGTAGCGAACAAGATAATTCTTGAAATAAGTAAGATACACTATATCAAGTCTATGACACCTTTACCTGATTTAATTCACGGTAAGCCATTATTAAATCCAATCGAAGTAAGACAACACCATTATTCATTACAACCAAGAAAAGGTGTTGGTGGTAAATCATATGCAGAAAAACAATATTCAGTCTTTAGAGGTAGTCAAAGAGTGCAAGCTGCCATCAAAATGGGTTACACACACATTGAGGGAGTTGTAATAAATGAGTGACGCATATCTAGGTAACCCGAATCTTAAAAAGGTCAACACACCTATTGAATTCACTAAAGACCAAATTAGAGAATATCAAAAGTGTGCTGAAGACCCCATCTATTTTATGACCAATTACATTCGTATTGTGTCACTAGATGAGGGTTTAGTACCGTTTAAAATGTACGACTTTCAAAAACATATTGTAAGGACAATCCATGACAACCGATTTACTATCTGTAAACTACCAAGACAAAGTGGAAAATCAACCACAACTGTTTCTTATTTACTACATTACGCTTTATTTAATCCTAATTCTAACATTGCCATTCTAGCAAACAAATCATCTACTGCTAGAGATATTTTAAGTAGAGTACAGTTAGCTTATGAAAATCTACCAAAGTGGATGCAACAAGGAGTTATTAACTGGAACAAAGGTAACATTGAATTAGAAAACAAGTCAGTCATTGTGGCGGCTGCAACATCTTCAAGTGCTATTCGAGGTGGTTCGTACAACATTATCTTTCTTGATGAGTTTGCTTTCGTACCTGCTAATATAGCAGAGATGTTTTTTAGTGCCGTATATCCTAC